AACGAATCAGGTGCTTCCAATACTTGAGGACAAGAAAAATCATGTGATTGATGCGTTAAGATATGCTTGCGAGGGTGTCAGGCGCGCTAATCCAACTACTGCGGTCACAGACTTCGTGCCATTGCCAACCGCGAATCGGTGGTAGATAATGGCTTGACAAACGAGGAATTGTTATGGCTCGAATGACAAATGATCAGCGTCTGGCGAATGTTCATCAAGACGCACTACATGAGTTCGACAGAATACAAAGTGCTCTGCGCGACGAGCGGTTGCAATGTTTAGAGGATCGTCGGTTCTACTCGATCAACGGCGCTCAATGGGAAGGCAATCTGCTAGACCAATTTGAGAACAAGCCCCGGCTAGAAGTAAACAAGATCGCCCTGTCGGTCATGCGAATTATCAACGAGTACCGAAACAATCGCGTCACCGTTGATTTTACATCGAAAGATGGAACTGCAAATGACAAGCTAGCAGATGTCTGCGATGGCCTGTATCGAGCGGACGAAAAAGATTCGATTGCGAATGAAGCCTATGACAACGCGTTCGAGGAGGCAGTCGGTGGCGGGTTTGGTGCGTGGCGGTTACGGGCTGACTACGAGGACCACGAAAACGACGAGGACGAACGGCAAAGAATTTTAATTGAGCCGATCTATGACGCCGACAGCAGCGTCTGGTTCGACCTAGACTCTAAGCGTCAGGACAAGGCAGACGCCAAAGTCTGTTTTGTTATTAGCTCGCTGACCTACGACAGCTACCTGTCCGAGTACGGCGATGACCCCGCAAGCTGGCCTAAAACCGTTCATCAATATGAATTTGACTGGCTAACGCCAGACGTAGTTTACGTTGCGGAATACTACAGGGTAGAAGAGGTTAGCGAGACTGTTAGAATTTTTGAAACTCTGGACGGTTCTGAGGAAAGATACACGACCTACGACTTCAAGGAAGACGAGCAGCTTGAAGAAATGCTTGCCGCAGTCGGCACGAGGGAGATTCGCCAGAAGCGCGTGAAGAAGAAAAAGGTTCACAAGTACATCATGAGCGGCGCCAAGATCCTTGAGGATTGCGGATACATCGCTGGCAAGTGCATTCCGATTATCCCAGTTTTTGGCAAGCGTTGGTTCGTTGACAACATTGAGCGATGCATGGGCCATGTTAGGCTCGCCAAGGACGCGCAACGGCTGAAGAATATGCAGTTGTCAAAGCTGGCTGAGATTTCGGCGCTGAGCACTGTTGAGAAGCCAATTCTATTACCCGAACAGGTTGCCGGTCATCAAGTGATGTGGTCTGAAGATAACTTGAAAGACTACCCGTATCTGCTGGTTAATCCGATTTCAGATGCGAACGGCAATCAAGCAATCTCGGGTCCGGTCGGATACACAAAGCCGCCACAGATTCCCCCGGCAATGGCAGCTCTGTTGCAAATTACAGAGACAGACATGATGCAGATCATGGGAAACCAGACTGGTGGCGAGGAGATTGCTTCAAACATATCTGGAAAGGCTGTAGAGCTGATCCAGACGCGTTTAGACATGCAGACGTTTATTTATATGTCCAACTTTTCCAAGGCTATGAGGCGCTGTGGTGAGGTCTGGCTGAGCATGGCAAAGGATGTCTACGTCGAAGAAGAACGTAAGATGAAGATCATCGATGTTACGGAGACGGTTGATAGTGTGACCTTGATGACCCCAGCGATTAGCGAGATGGGCGAGATTATCACTGAGAATGATCTGTCGAAGGCCACGTTTGATGTGGACGTTGAGGTTGGTCCCAGCTCAAGCACGAAGAAGCAGGCAACCGTTCGAGCGTTGACCGGGATGATGCAGATTACTGCTGACCCAGAAATGCAAAGTGTTCTCGGCTCTATGGCGATGATGAACATGGAGGGCGAAGGTATTAGCGAGGTTCGTGACTTCTTCCGTCAGAAGCTGATCAGGATGGGCGTTGTACAGCCCACAGAGGCCGAGGCAGAGGAAATGATGGCTGCGATGCAGAATCAGCCGCCTGATCCGAACGCGGTGTTCTTACAGGCTGCGGCAGAGGAGGCTACGGCGAAGGCTGCTAAGGCGCGAGCAGATGTCGTTAAGACGATTGCGGACGCAGAGCTGCAACAGGCTAGGGTTCTGGAAACGGGCGCCAGCACAGATCTAGAGCAGGCTAAGACCTTAGAAACTTTGGCAGGCATTGAGCAAAGCAACGAGCGGGTAGCTAACGAGACCGAAGAGAAGTCCGTCAGAAGCGCCCGGCTGCTTCAAGACATGATCCGAGACATGCGCTAATGGCCTCGATGCGCGAACTGGCGATGGAGTTACTGAGCCGGGCTGGTTCTGGCCCAGTTCTTCAGCCGACCAACGTGTTCGGGCAGGATCCTGATTTACCGATTGGATACGGTGAGGGTGAAATATCACCTTTAGACGCCGCTGCAATGTCAACGATGTTCGTGCCCGGGGTTGGTGATGTCACTGGCCTAGCGGCTGACGTTGATATGTACATGCGCGACCCTGAGTCCAGAAACATTCCTAATTACCTCCTTACCGCTGCCGGTGTGCTACCGTTCCTGCCTGCCGCGTCTCAGGTCCGTAAGGGTATCAAGGCATACCACGGCTCACCTTATGACTTTGATCGGTTCAGCACAGAGCAGATAGGCACCGGAGAGGGCGCACAGGCTTACGGTCAGGGCTTGTACTTTGCTGGAAATGAGGATGTTGCTAGGGGTTACCGAGACGCTTTAACCGGCCCTAGAGTGCAAAGAGCGCAAAGTCTATTAAGGCAGTCGGGTAATGACGTTGATTTGGCAATAGAAAACGCAAAAAACGAAATTGATCGACTAAAGTCGCTGGATCTAACCCCAGAAACCGGATCTGCAAAAAGGGAAAGCTTAATTTCTTTGCAAGAAGAAAAGATAGCCGAGCTGACCGAGCTTAAGAATAGCGGACAGATGAGTGAAGGCCGTATGTACGAAGTCAACATCGACGTAGAGCCTGATGAGTTGCTTCAGTGGGACATTCCAATAAGCCAGCAAAGCGAAAAGGTTCAAGACGCTGTGTACGCAAATAGGGATGCCGTTGATCAAAGGATCGTGGACGATTACTTTGGAGGTGACCGAAACAATATAATTAACGAAGACATGACTGGTCAGCAGTACATGGCAAACATGGATAAAGTAAACGCTGGCATGATTGATGGGACGGAGTACGAGTTGGCAGAACGTGGCGTTAAAGGCATCCGATACGCTGACGCATTCACCCGGCACAAGACCCCTGACAAGCGTTCTATGAACTACGTCATATTCGATGACCGACTGATCACCATTGCGAAGAAGTACGGCGTAGCGATTCCTGTGGCGGCTGCTATGCTTGCTAGGATGACCGGCGAAGATACCTCGCAAAGTTATCAAGAGGAAACCTAATCATGGCTTCAATGCGCGAACTGTCAGAAGCAATTCTAGGCCAGACGATTCTCAACAAAGAGACCGAGGACTACATGATGACTCCTGCCGGGCCGATCAGGCGTCAAGATCCGTTCACGCCAGCACAGTTCGTGAACTTTGCCGCGTCAATGCAGCCCGGTGCTGGCATTGCAGATATGGCTGGTGAGCTGCCAATGACGCCGGGACCAGAGGCTGGGATCACTGAGGCGTTCTCAGCAGAAGCTTACCCAAGCTTTGGCGAAAACATATCTGAAGGTGAGTACCTAGACGCATTCTTGCAAGGCTTAGGCGGTGTTGGTGATGCGCTGTACGCAACGGGACCGTTAGGCGTAGCCGCTGGTTCGGTCTTGAAAGCACCAAGGGCGTTGTCAAAAGCTTCTAAAGTTGCAGATTCTGGCATTGCTGAGACCGCTCAACCAATTGATTCTGCGGATTTGCAGTTTTTGCACAACACTTCACCGGGGAAAATAGCTAGACAGCAAGCAATGGGCGGTATGCCAATGCCATCTTTAGCTGTGACTCGGCAAGACATACCGTTTGAAGGATTTGGTGACATCACTTTGGTAGGAGATCCAGCCAAGTTCGACCCCAAAAGAAGCAGATCTAACGTGGTTTACGATGCGGACGCTTACACAGTCAGAGCACCGTCTCCGGTTAGGCAGGCTAAAAAGGGCGCATATAAAAAACTTAATGAAGAATTTGGCGATATAGCCAGAAAGTACGATGGTTATTTAGATGAAGCTAAATATTTACTTGCCGATCTTGAAACCAAAAAAAACATAAGTTCTGACAAGTACAGCACCATTGAACGATTTTTTGAAAACGATGTAGTGACTGACATTGCATTTTTACAAGAGAAAGGAATTACAGATATACCATTGCGAAAGTATGGGACCAACACTGCGGCTGATGGTAGTAAAATATCAGAAATGGTTAGAGAATTTGGTCAAGAACGAAAAGATTGGGCAAATAAAAAAATTAATCAATACTTTGATAGTGACGAATTATTCGTATCCAATCCAGACCGAGACTATTACACCACCGCCGCTAAACTTAAACCGTACACTGCTGAAGAAGTAACCAAATTCATGAAGCGAAAACGAGGCGCTGGTCAAGAGTCAGTTATTGGCACTGGCGTTGGCATGGTACGAGCCAACCTTGCAAAAGAATTAAAAAGCTTGCCTGAGATAAGATCAGAAAAAGGTCGATTGGTTACAGCAGAGGACGTTGCAGAATTTAAGTCTGAGATGGATTCAACATTGATTGACTTGCAAGACATCATGCAGCCATTTTATAAATACGATGCTGGAGGGTTCAGGTATCGAGACGAAGTTGGCGAAATGATATATGACTCAGATCGCATTGGCTTAGACAGAGCGTTCGAAAAGTATGGGTTTGAAAACATACCTAGTAACATTAAGCAGGAAATAAGTGATTACAAAGCTCGCTTAAGATCAGGCCCAACAGAGTATTTTGAAGCCAAGCCGGGTCGTGCGGTTGATTTTTCCGACTTCAAAGGCGCGATTGTTCCAGTTGATACGCCTAAATCCACCGTTGATGCGTTAAAAAAAGCAGGTCTAAAAATTGAGTATTACCAAGGTGAAACCGAAAGGCTCGACGCTAGAATGAAATTTCCCGGGACGGCGTTCTCAATTGCTGGTGGAATAATCTTAGCAGGCACCGCAATGAAGGACAAAGAAGAAACATAACTCCTTGCTGGTTGTGGGGCGTTAAGCCCCGTAATATTCGTATGATCCTTCACTGACTCGGTCTATGACCTCATCCCAAAACTCTGATGCGGGTCCAGAGTACCAGTTGATAACAATCGACGGCGCATCGCTCGAAGACCAGTAATCTGTGCCGGGAGCATCAATGCAAATGCTTTTGTCGGTCTTAGTGATTTCGCTGACGCCCCAGTCAATGACCCCGCCTTCTTCTTGGATGGCTTGAAGAGCTTGTTTTTTCGTTGCCATTGTTAACTCCTTGCTGGTTGTGCAGCGGCTTATGCCGCTGTCCAATATGAGTTCACTGGTCTATATCGGCAATCCCAAGAGTCGATGCACACCCCGTCTTTTACAACAGTCAGATGCCCTGAGTTTATTACAACGGCAACGCCCTTAAAATCCCAATCCGCAAGCTTGATGTACTTGCCTTTGGCGTTTCGAGGCGGTTTGTTTCTAACAAAGCCATGATCCTCAAGGTATTTCATCCATACCTTATCATGGTCTGGGAAAGCGCCGATCTCCAAACCTAACGCCATCAGACCCTCAAAGGTTTCTCGATAGGTCTTGCCAGTAGCTATACTGATCGACCGGATCACGCAGTCATCTTTAAAAGTTTTGCAGATCCGCCCGTTGTCTGTTTGTTGAAAATCCATTCTGTATCTCCTTGCTGGTTAAGTGCCGCCGAACCCCGACCACAAAAGAAGTATCTCATGTTACTGGTAACAATGGAAGGGGTTTAGTGCAAATAGTTGAAATAATTTGCACAAGGGTGATAATTGAGTTACGGCAACCGCCCAGCCGATAACTTGGGTGAGTTTATAGGGATCACAAAATGAACGAGGCAGTAGAGGGAGTTGACTATCAGGAAGAGGAAACGATTGAGGATGAGCAGCTTGAGCTTGAGGAAGATGTCACCGAAGACCTAGAGGTCGAAGATGATCCAAGCGAAGAGGTTGAAGAATCCGAAGACGAGGAATCTGATGAGATAGTGATATCCATCGGGGAGGAACCGCCCCCTCCAGAACCAGAACCAGCACCGGAGTGGGTCCGGGAGCTTAGAAAATCACACAGGGAGTTGCAGAGACGTAATCGTGAGCTAGAGGCAAAAATCCAACAGGCACCTGAGACCAATCCAGTTGTCACGCTAGGAGCGAAGCCAAGTCTAGAGTCATATGATTACGACACCGAGAAGTATGAGGCGTCACTTGCTGATTGGTACGAGCGGAAACGCTTAGTCGATGAGCAGGAGGCTAAGGCAAGGCAGGCTGAGCAACAGCAGGCCGAAGCTTGGCAACAAAAGTTGCAGGGCTACGCCGAGGCCAAGACCAAGCTGAAGGTGAAGGACTATGACGATGCTGAGGAAGTTGCCCAGCAGACGTTCAATGTCGTTCAACAAGGCGTCATGATTCAAGGTGCTGAAGACCCGGCGTTGGTGATCTACGCTCTTGGAAAGAATCCCAAGAAGGCGAAGGAACTGGCACAGATAGACGATCCCGTAAAGTTTGCCTTTGCGGTTGCAAAATTGGAGAGTCAATTGAAAATTTCAAATCGTAAGGCAGCAACACGGCCCGAGAAACAAGTCTCGGCAACGGCCCCGATAAAGGGTGCTGTGGACTCAACCCTAGAACGGCTGCGAGAAGAAGCGGCGCGGACAGGTAACATGGATAAGGTCATGGCCTATAAGCGCGCGCAGAAACGAGCGGCGAAATAAATTAAAAGGAGCCAATCATGGCTAATAGCTTTAGTAAAGAAGAACGCGTAGCGTTCGAAAACATCTTGGAAGGTTTCCAAGACGCGCTGGTATTGTCGCGCAACGTAGGCGTTTACACTACCGATCAGGTAATGATGGAACGCACCAATGACGTTATCTGGCGTCCGATGCCTTACATTAGTACCTCTGTTAGCGTTGCTCCCGGGACTGATATTTCAACTGTAGGTGGTTATGACGAGTACACTCAGTTAGCGGTTCCTTCTAGCATCAACAACTACAAAACTGTACCGTTCCAAATGAACGCTTTGGAATTGCGTGACGCTCTGCAAGAAGATCGACTCGGTGCGGCTGCTAAAAACAAGCTTGCTTCTGACATCAACGTTGCGATCATGAACGTTGCTGCCAATCAGGGCACTTTGGTTGTTAAGCGCACTGCCGCTGCGACTGGTTATGATGACGTTGCCCAGTGTGATGCAATCATGAACGAGCAGGGTGTGCCCGACTACGACCGTCACTTGGCACTGTCTAGTCGTGACTACAATGGCATGGCTAACGATCTCTCCAAGGCTTCACGATCTTTCGGAAACGAAAAGTCTGACTCTGCCTACGAGCGATCACGCGTTGGCATGGTAGCTGGCTTCGACACGTTGAAGCTTGACTATGCTAACCGACTGACTGCTGCCGCTGGCGGTGGTGCTATCACTATCGATACTCAGAACGCTGCGACGAACTACCTCGTTCCTGCTGCGACTCGGACTGTCACTGGTGGAACCACTAACGTGGATAACAGATACCAGACTGTAACCGTATCTAGCACTACAAACGTAGCCGCTGGTGACTGTTTCACAATCGCTGGTGTAGAAGCTGTTCACCACATCACGAAGCAGTCCACTGGACAGCTCAAGACTTTCCGCGTTATTTCGGTAACGAACGGTACGACTATGGTTATCTCTCCGGGGATTATTTCAAACCAAGTCGCGTCTGACGCAAGTGCTCAGTACCAAAACTGCATCGTAACTCCTGCTGCTGCCGCAGCAATTACCTTCCTGAACACGGTTACAGCATCTGTAAACCCATTCTGGCAGCGTGACGCTTTGGAACTGCTCCCCGGACGGTACGCTGTACCTTCTGATGCAGGCACTGCTGTACTGCGCGGAACCACTGATAACGGCATTGAGCTGGTTATGCAAAAGTTCTACGACATCAACACGATGACCACCAAGTATCGGTGCGACACGTTGTTTGGTGTAGTGAACAAGCAGCCAGAGATGTCTGGTATCATGTTGTTCAGCCAGACTTAAAATGTGTGAAAAATGGGCGGGGGTTTTCCCCCGCTCTATTTCAGGAGGGCATTATGCCGCTGAAAAAAGGTTACTCTAAAAGCAGTATTTCAAAAAACATCAAGACAGAGATGAAGGCCGGTAAGCCGAAAAAGCAGGCGGTAGCAATTGCGTTGAGCACTGCGCGAAGAGCAAAGAAAAAGGCCAAGAAATGAACCCAACACTACTGTACAAGTCCCCGGGCGATCACTTTGGACCCGAAGGCAAAACATATTCATATGTTGGCGTTAAAACTCAAGAGGAGTTGGACGCCAAACTAGCAGACGGATGGCACGAAACATTGGCTGATGCCATTGCGCCAAAGGTTGTGACCTCACCTCAGCCGGTCATCCCAGACGATAACGCACCACCACTTAGATTAGAGCTTGAAGAAAAGGCTAAGGAATTAGGCTTGAAGTTTGATGGTAGAACCTCTGATAATAAGCTGGCGCAAAAAATTCAAGAGGCGTTGGGAGCTTTAAATGGGCTGGACTAAGCGCGAGTACATCGAGCAAGCATTTGAGGAGGTAGGGCTTGCGTCCTACGTCTTCGACTTGACTCCAGAGCAATTGCAAGCCGCGTTGCGTCGATTGGACGCGATGATGGCTGAGTGGAACGCCAAAGGACTTAGGCTAGGATACCCGCTCCCGCTATCGCCCGGTGACAGTCGATTAGATGATCAAACCTACGTTCCAGATCTGGCGAACGAGGCAATCTACACAAATTTAGGCATTAGGATCGCTCCAAGCTTTGGTAAGGGCATTATGCCTGACACTAAGGGCATCGCTAAGATGGCTTACAACACGGTTCTGCAAGCATTTGCACAGCCCTACGAGCAGCAACTGCCCAGAACGATGCCAGCCGGTGCTGGTAACAAGCCTTGGCGTAACTACGATGACAATTATTTACGAAGACCTGTTGACCCGGTACTTGCTGGCGAAGACGGTCCACTAGAATACAACTGAGGAGGCTGACATGCCCACGATCAATCAACTGCCCACGATTACGACCCTATCGGGCGGTGATCAGTTACCAGTTTACGCGACAAGCAACGGCGATGCTCGCAAGGCATCAATCAGCACTCTGATCGATTACTTTCAGACTACGTTTGCTGATCCCAACTACACCGTTGTAATTAACGCTCCGACTAATTCGGGATTTAACATTGCTCTGGGCGCAACATCTCAAAGCATTTGGCTAATCATGAATCCAACTGGCACGTTCGCTGCTGGATCGGTTACGTTGCCTCCGGTAGCGGACTGCTATGACGGTCAAGAAATCATCATCATATCAACCCAAACCATTAGCGCGTTGACGATCAACGGCAATGGCGGGACGTTGGTGGGTGTTCCTGCCTCGTTAGGGGCGGGTAGCTCATTTACGATTCGGTTTAACGAACTACAGTCAACTTGGTACACCATCGTAAACAGCCTGCAAATTGCTGGTATCGACATTGTAACGACCACAGGCGTTCAAACCCTTACCAACAAGACGATGAGCTTTTCGAACAACACGTTTAGCGCGACCTCCGCAGAGTTAGCGGCAGCAATCAGCGACGAGACTGGCACAGGACTAGCAGTATTTAACAGCAGCCCAACACTGGTCACGCCCATCCTCGGAACGCCAACGTCAGGAACACTGACGAACTGTACTGGCCTGCCGGTTTCAACCGGAGTCTCTGGACTTGGCGCGAACGTCTCTACGTTCTTGGCTACTCCCAGCAGCGCGAACTTGGCGAGCGCGCTCACAGACGAAACTGGGACCGGGCTGAACGTATTTAACGCTGACCCAACCATTGACGGTGCTAACTTCACCGGACACGCTCAGACGGCTCCGGTCGCAGGCTCAAGCACTGGTGGGGTGTTGACCTTGGATATGGTTGACAGCAACGTGTTCACCAGCACATTAACCGAAAACGTGACTACGCTTACTTTGAGCAACCCGGCGCAGGGTCAAACCGTGAATATTCTGTTCACTCAGGACGCAACCGGCAGTCGAACGATGGCGTGGCCTGCGAGCTTTAAGTGGCCCGGCGGTACGGCATCGGTCCTGTCAACTAACTCAAATGCAGTTGATTTACTAGTCATCACCTACATAGGGACGGACTGGTACGCTTCGATGATCAAGGATCTTTCATGAGTTTTGCTGCTCGCACAGCATCTGGCACTGTATCCTCTGGTACGTTGTCCGCGTATCTAAAGGATAACTTTTATGCCGCGTTTGCAGCCTCTCCCAGCGCCGCGACAGTAACATTCACTGCTAACGCCTCTGGAACAATTGTCGTTGCTGCCACAATTAACGGTGAGACTTACACTTGGCTAATTGGTGGTGGGGTTAATTCAGACTACTCAATAAGATTGACTGTTACGAGCGGAACGGCCCCAAACCAAGCTGGATCAGCTTTGGTCTCTACTTGGCTACCGTTAGGTATTTCTTACTACTGGGGTTTAACGACAACCTCTGGAAATCTAAACAACCAGTGTACTGTTGAAATTGCAGAGACGGCAACGCTAACCAATATTTTGGCGACAGGGTCAATTAGCATGAGCGCAACCGTAGGGATATAAAATGGCTACACCGGCAAAGGGTAAGGCAAAGGTTAAGGTCACCTCTACTGGCAAGAAGGTAAGCTACGGTCAGGCCGGTCGAGCCAGAGGTGGCGGCGCTAGAGTTAAGCCCGGGACCAAGAAGGGTGACGCGTACTGCGCTAGATCTGCCGGTCAGATGAAAAAGCATCCCAAGGCGGCTGCAAATCCAAACTCGCCGCTGAGATTGTCTAGGAAGCGTTGGAAGTGTTCAGGAACTAAGTCGAGGAGATCGTAGTGGCTAGTAAAGGATTGTACGCAAACATTGCGGCGAAAAAGAAACGAATTAAAGCAGGCTCAGGCGAAAAAATGCGAAAGCCCGGATCCAAAGGTGCGCCTAGTGCTAAGGCATTTAGGCAAGCAGCTAAGACAGCGAAGAAAAAATAATGTACCCCAAAAAGAAAAAAAAGCCGATCAAAAGAAAGCCTAAACCTAAACCCGGATACTGAGCGTGAATCATGCAGATACCCATCCTAAACGGTATATTCACTGATGACCGTCAGGCAGAAATACGAACCAGCTACCCGGTAAACCTAATACCTGTGCCAAAGCAGTCAGGGATCAGCAACGGCTATCTAAGGCCCGCTGATGGATTGACTAAGCATGGTGAGGGGCCCGGCGTAAACAGGGGCGGTATCGAGCGAGACGGCGTCTGCTACCGAGTTATGGGTACATCCCTATGCTCAATTGCGTCTGACGGTACGGTCACTGTGCTTGGAGACGTTGGCGGCACTGACGATAATCTAGTCACAATGGACTACTCCTTTGACCTTCTGGCGGTTGCTAGTGGTGGCAAACTATTTTACTGGGACGGCACGTCAGTTGATCAGGTGACTGACCCAGATCTAGGGCCGGTCCTTGATGTCGTTTGGATAGATGGCTACTTCATGACCACTGACGGCGAATTTTTAGTGGTTACAGAGCTGTTAGACCCGTTTGCAGTCAACCCCTTGAAGTATGGATCATCTGAGATTGATCCTGACCCTGTAACAGCTCTCGTCAAGCTTAGAAATGAAATATACGCGGTTAACCGGCACACAATTGAGGTATTCGACAACGTAGGTGGTAATCTGTTTCCGTTTCAACGTGTAGAGGGCGCGCAGATTCAGAAGGGCTGCGTTGGCACTCACGCCTGTTGCGTGTTTATCGAGACGGTTGCGTTTTTAGGAGGCGGTCGTAACGAGTCACCCGGTATTTTTTTGGGCGTTAACGCTCAGGCCAATAAGATCTCAACCAAGGAAGTGGATGAAATCTTGACTGACTACACTGAGGTGCAGTTGTCCAAGGTTAAACTTGAATCTAGGAACGACAGAAACCATCAGCACCTGTACGTTCATCTGCCTGACCAAACCTTGGTGTTTGACTACACCGCGACTCAGGCAACAAACATTCCGGTTTGGTTTGTTTTGACAACCTCAGAAACTGGACTGTCTCAGTACAAGGCGCGAGACATTATTTGGTGTTACGACAAGTGGCTGATTGGTGATCCAACTTCTAACGTAATTGGGTACTTCCAAGATGATATTGGCTCGCACTATGGGTCAAAGGTGCGCTGGGAGTTCTCAACCAATATTATTTACAACGAAGGTCGCGGAGCAATTTTTCATGAGCTTGAGCTGGTCGCTCTAACTGGGCGCGTTTCGTTTGGCACTAATCCGGTCATTAGCACAAGTTACTCGGTTGACGGCGAGACATGGAGTCAGTCGCGGTCGATTAAGGTCGGAACGCAGGGCAACAGAAACAAGCGGCTGGTTTGGTTTCAGCAGGGGTCAATGGTCAACTGGAGGATACAAAGGTTTAGAGGCGAATCTGACGCGCATGTATCATTTGCTCGACTAGAGGCTCAGGTAGAGCCGTTGGCCTACTAAAATGGCTAAATCAAGGCTAGGACTAACCCGGGACCAGTTAGCGGTATTCCTGAAGGATCACGAACAGATAATACAGTTCGAGAAGCTGTTTGACACTGTGGACGCTGGCAGCAGCGATAACACAATTGTTGACGTTGAGATCATCGCTCAGTTGGCCTCCAACACCGCGAATCAGGCGGTAGACACTAATCACCTCAAGACCGACTACATCGACTTTAATCCTTCCGCGCCACACGCGGACAAAGATGCTCGCGTAGTTTGGAACGCGTTTGATGACACGCTAAACCTCCATCATTCTGGCGGTGTAGTCCAGCAAGTAGGCCAAGAGGCCTATATCTACGGACGCAACAACACCGGATCCACGATTACTAACGGATCAGCTATCGGGTTTGCCGGGGTCAACGGTAACAACCGACTAGAGCTTTTGGATTACATCGCTGACGGCACCCTGCCGATGAACTATTTTTTCGGCGTAGCCACTCAGGACATTTTAAATGGCGAGGTAGGGTTTGTAACGACCTTCGGAAATGTCCGAGGCATTGACACTACCGGCAGCGCGGTTAGCGAAACATGGGTTGAGGGTGACGAGCTTTACGCAAGCCCAACGATTGCTGGAGGGCTGACCAAGGTTAAACCTACGGCCCCTGATGTGGCGATCCCGGTCGCTATTGTGGTCGTTGTTAGCGCGACTGTCGGTGAGATATTCGTTCGGCCCATCATTGAGCAGCAGTTTTATTATGGGCAGTTTGCTAGGACCACAGACGTAACGGCTGCGGTGATTAACACAGCGTACCCGATTGAGATGAACGTAACCGAGGTTGCTAACGGGGTCACGATTGGTACGCCAACCTCTAGGCTGGTGGCAGAATTTTCTGGCCTGTACAGCTTTCAGGTAAACTTTCAACTGTTATCGAATTCGGCAAGCTCCAAGAACGCATGGCTGTGGTTCAGGAAGAACGGCGTTGACATTGCAGACTCTGCGAGCGTGGTAACCTTGTCAGGTAACAATGAAGCAAAGTCAGCGCATAAAAGTGACTTCATTTCACTCGACGCCGGTGAATACGTTGAGATGATGTTTGCGGTTGATAATACGGGTTTATTCCTAGACGCCACGGCTGCAACGGCTTTTGCTCCAGCAGCCCCTGCGGTCTTGGTCGCCGTCACTCAGGTACAACAGTAGGTTTATTATGGCTATTACAGTAACGAACATTATTTCAAGAAGGCTGGCAGAGACGGCGGCGACAATTCAGTACACTGCGACCGGCGTGACTACGATAATTGACAAGTTCACAGTTACGAACGTGGGCGCAAGCAATGCCTTTATCACTGTCTACCTGCCCAACGCTAACTCTGCCGGTAATCCTTTGGCGTCTAATACGGTGATTAACGCTAGGACAATTGCGCCTCGCGAGACCTACTCATGCCCAGAGTTGATTGGTCAGGTGCTACCTGATGGCGGCACGATTGTAACGCAGGCTGGCGCTGCTAACTCTTTGGTCCTGAGCGCGACCGGCAGCGAGATAGCATAAGAATTGAATTAACGCAAATATATGAGACAATGATGTGAAAAGGACTGTTTGATGGAAGATGTTGACTGGCTAAGGCGTAATTTCGTTGAAGTGTTCTGCCTACCAGAAGAGGCCACAGAGTGGCTAATTGATCTCTACAGATCCATACAGTTTTTCGACGATGTTGCCGATGGTGACAAAGTAGACAGAAAGGATTTAGACCACGTTCTATGGCACATGATGGTTGGACAATACTCCAACGCATTTTTTGCACAAAAGAGCGCGGCATTAGTCCCGCTACTGGCGAACGCTATTTTGAAGTGGCAGGCGTCAGACCACGTTGAGCGTGAGGGAGATGTAGATGCCAGATCGTTTATGTGGAGGGCTGGTTACTACGACATTATTTTAACTGTTGTACAGCTCTGTCACGGGGCTGAGGTTGCTAAAGACAGCGCCCACATGGTGATGAGAATGTACGGCGAAAAATACGAAGATTATTTAGAGGAGTTTTCATAATGCCACATCCAGCGGTTGCTATTGTAGGCGGGGGGCTTGCTAGTTCAGCTATTCAGTCAAGAGCGGCGAGAAAGGCGGGCAGAGCGCAAGAGCGTTCTGCTGAGATGGGCATTGAAGAGCAGAGGGCGGCACGATTAGCCACTGAAAGGTTAATGGCTCCGTATGTTCAAGCTGGCACTGGGTCATTAGAGGCGCAGCAGGCGATTCTTGGGCTGTTAGGGCCAGAGGCACAGCAGCAAGCCTACGCCGGGATTGAGCAAGGTCCACTGTTTCAGTCACTGGTTGAGCAGGGCGAGGCTGGAATATTAGCCGGTGCATCCGCAACTGGTGGTTTACGCGGTGGAAACATCCAAGCCGCTCTGGGTCAATTTAGACCCCAGATGCTTCAGAGCATGATTCAGAATCAATATCAAAACCTTGCCGGTTTAACTTCGTTAGGTCAGGCTTCAGCGGCTGGTCAGGCTGGATTTGGTCAGCAGACGGCAGGCAACATTGCTAACTTGTACGGTCAGCAGGGTCAAGCTCGGGCTGGTGCTGCGCTGGGTCAAGGCCAAGCTTTAGGTAGCCTATTCAATATGCCTTTGCAAATTGCTGGAATGGCGGCTGGTTCTGGTCAGACAATGGGCGGGTTTTTAGGATTTTAAAAAGGTAAGTAACAATGGCACAACCATACGACTATTCGCTAAACATACCGAGTCCGTTACAGGCTTTCGGTCAAGCTTTTAATGTTGGCGCTGCCGGTCAAAAAGCTAAAGAGGCTAGAGAGGCCAGAGAGTTAGCTTTGCAAAGGCAGGAAGAAGGCAACAGGCTGGTAAACGAGTATTTTGAGACGCCTGCCGACCAAAGGACTTACGATCAGGCTTTACGGATTGGTATGTATAACCCGCAATTCGCAGAGCTTGCACAAAAACAATTCGATGCACTTTCTGAACAACAACAGCAGAGTGCTTTTACAGACGCGACTCAGATTCATACTGCACTAAAAAATGTGCTTACAGGTGAAACTGACTTTGAAATACTTGATCAAATTTTAGATAGAAGGGTTCAGGCCACAAAAAACAATCCCGGATTAAACAAGATGTGGGTTGACGCTAGAGAGCTTGCTCGAACGGACCCGGACGCAGCCGAGATGATGGTAGCCGCAAGAATTGCTACGCTACCCGGCGGTAAAGACTACTTCGCCACGATGAAGACTAGAGGCGAAGAGGCTAGGGCCGAAGAAGAGCGCCCATTCAAGCTTAGGGCTGCTACTGCTGATGCTTTGTTAAAAGAAGCTAACTCATCCGTTGCTCTGTTAGAAATGGCTTATAAACCGGATCAACTGGCTTTTGATTTAGATTTAAGCGAACAACAAGTGAAACAAGCTAAGGCTGCAATCGCTGCATCTAGAGCGGCAGAAAAGAAATCAGGCGCAGAAGCTGTAAGGGCTCAAGCAAATGCTGATGCAATCGCACAGGGCATTATACCCCTCGAAAAGCGTCCTGAAATTGAATCAAAAATGCGTAAAGAGTATACCGATAACACTAAAGACTTTGTCAAAGTTCGAGATGCCTACGGCAGGATGCTTGCCGTTGGATCGCCTGAAACTTTAGCTGATGAAGGTCCAGCAGATTTGGCCTTGATCTTTAACTACATGAAGATGCTGGATCCCGGTTCAACCGTTAGAGAGGGTGAATTTGCTAACGCAGAAAATGCTGGTGGTGCTTGGTCTAAAGTTGGCGTTCAGTACAACAAGCTTTTGGGTGGCGCTCGATTAACTCCACAAGTAAGGGCTTCATTTTTAAAGTCGGCTAAAGGGCTATATGACGCTGCTGAGGGTGGAGAGAAAAAGGTTAGAGCTGGTATAGAAAGAATCGCTAAAGGTTACGGTCTAAATACTGAAAACATATTTTTTGAAATTGGCGCAGCCGAGCCGCCTCGGGGTCCGATGCCATCAGAAGATGTCGAGACTCAAGTTTTTAAAGTTAATGTTCCGGGCGGAACTTTGACCTTTCAAGACGAACAAACTTTTTTAGAATTCAAAAGAAATCAAGGCCGGTAAAAATGGCAACAGATTACGAAGCTTTAGCAAAACAATACGGTGCCGTATTTACGCCCGATGAGGTTGTTGAAACTGATAAAGATGAAATTGATCAACTTACTTCAGACAAAGAAGTTGATTACTTTGCTTTGGCTGAAGAATATGGCGCTGTATTTACGCCGACTCCTGAAATACCACAAATGGATGCGTCTGGCGAGGTTACATTGCCCGGCGTTGACCTCGGCCCTAAGATGCCTGAAGACCCAATACTTGCTAAAGAACGGTTGCTAGGTGCTGCTGAAGTTTTAACAACACTTGCCACCGCTCCGACTACAGGCGCTTTAGGAATGCTAGGCGGCACAATTGGTGGACTGACTGCTGCCATATTGCGCGGAGAGTTCGGCACACCAGAAGCCGCTCGTCTGATAGAACAGGCCGCTGCCGGTGGTATGGAGCAGTTAACTTACGCGCCTAGAACTGAAGCCGGTCAACAATATATGCAGGCGATTGCAGAGCCGTTAGAGGCTGCTCCTGCGTTTGTTCCTGCTATGGGCGCTGCTGGGGCGATTCCAGCCGCTCTAACTGCTGGTGGGCAAGCAGTCAGGACTGCGGCTCCAAGGGTTGCTGAGGCTGCCAGACGAGTAATGCCTCAGCGTCCGATGGCTGGCGAGTTAATGGAAAGGCCGCAAAAGGTCGGCCCCGCTAGGGTAATGCCTGAAGAGATTATTATTGAGGAGGGCCTACCGCCCAGAAGCGTTGGGGCGGCAGAGGTTCCCGTTGAAGTGGTAAGGCGTGAAGTTGCCGCGCAGATGCCGGTGCCATTTGAGGGCAGAACAGGCTTAACGGCTGGTCAAGCTACCCGGGACTTTGCTCAGTTACAGTTTGAGAAGGAAACTGCAAAGCTTGGTGAAATTGGTGCCCCGTTGCGTGAAAGGGTACAGGCTCAGACTGCAAACTTTATTGATAACTTTGACGCCTTGATTGACTTGCCAACACCGATTGAACGTGAGGTTCGAGCGATCGGCATGGCAGTTGACAGTGCTGTTAAAAATAAAGCTGAAGTACAACGTAAGAAAATACAAAAATTATATAAACAGGCAGACGAGGCCGGGGATACTTTAGGCTTGGTTGAAATGCAACCTTTGGTCTTGGCGCTTGAAGACTTGGCAAGGTTTGAGGGCGTTGCAGGAAATGTTGGCCCAATCAGAAAAGAGGCTACTCGCCTCGGCGCTATTGCCGTCAATGAAGAAGGCAATTTAATTGCTCAAGAATTAAGCATCAAGGATGCAGAATTATTAAGACAATTTGTAAACCAAGCCACTGACTGGGCTGACAAGCGACAGTCATTAATGGCTAGAAAAATAAATGCTGCTATCGATAGCTCAACAGAGGGCTTAGGTGGCGAAATATATAAAAGAGCCAGACGAGAACGTGCAAAGTACGCAGAAGAATTTGAGAACGTAGGATTAACTGCAAAGCTTTTAGCCAAAAAGGGTAACACCTCTGAGCGAGCAATTGCCTTTGAGGATGTGTTCAACAAAATCATTATCCTGTCGCCAGTTGAAGAAATGAACAAGCTGCGACGAACGCTCCTTAAAGCGGGTCCAGATGGGCGTCAGGCTTGGGCTGATTTGAAGGCTCAGGGTATAGAATTTATTAAAGATCGAAGCCTGTCAGTAAGTCAAAAGGACGCAGCAGGAAATCCGTTACTTTCACCTGACAAGCTACAAAAAGTTATTAAGGCGCTTGACAATGATGGAAAATTAGAATCGCTGTACGGTAAAAAGATAGCGCAGCAGTTAAGGGATTTGGCTGAATTGTCAACTGTGATTTACACTGCGCCCCCGGGATCGGTTAACTTTTCCAACACCGCATCGGCTATTGGCAATGCAGTAGATACGATACTGACCTACGGTATCTCTGGAATGCCAATTGCTGGAAGGGCCGTATTAAAAGAATCGCTTGACTATGTAAAAAATCGTAAACTCAAAGCTAGGATCAGAGAAGCTCTGAAGGAGCCAAAAGAATGACCGCAATCAGCATTACCCCCGGTTACCCCAACTTTTCAGACACTGATGGGTCGGCGCTTAACGATGGCTACGTTTACATTGGGCTAGAGTATCAAGATCCGATCACGGCCCCTACGGGCGCCTTTTGGGACGAAGAGTTCCAGATACCCGCTGATCAACCCCTAAGAACGTCCGGTGGCTATATCGTGCGTAACGGATCACCAGCGGCTGTTTACACTGGGGCTGCTTACTCCATTCTGGTACAGAACAAGAACCTTGTAACGGTCTACAACGCGCCTAGCGCGGTTATTACGAACGTCACCAACAATGTTGAGGAAATTACGCAGTATCAGGGCGCACACGCCACCGACCCGATTGCTAGAAACGATGGCACACCGCTACAGGTTGGTGATTTGTATTTTAACACTGTGGTTAACGAGCTGAAGGTTTGGAGCGGATCAACGTGGGTTCCGTCATCACCGGGTTCTGTGACCGTTGAAGACTTTACCGGGACCGGAGCGCAGACGGCGTTTAACCTCGCCACAGCCCCGATTGCTGAGAATAACACGCAAATATACATCGACGGCGTTTATCAGCAGAAGGACACCTACTCGCTCGCAGGCGCCACGGTTAATTTCAGCACTGCACCGCCTAACCTCAGCGGGATTGAGGTCGTTAGTTTTTCAATTGCATCTTTGGGTACGGTTGACGCGTCCAATGTTAGCTACAACGAGGGCAGTGTTGGCGCGGTTAATACTAGCGTTCAGGCCAAGCTGCAAGAGTCAGTATCGGTCAAAGACTTTGGTGCTGTTGGTGATGGGTCTACGGATGATACAACTGCGTTTCAAAATGCTATAACAACTGGTAAAAATATATTCGTTCCTTTCACCTCTACTGGCTATAAAGTATCTGCATCTTTAGGAACCTTGCAGGAAGGTCAGTCTATATTTGGACAGGGTTTGACAAAAATTGCAGTCGATACTAGCACAACGGATTTTGTAACAATCACAGCTACAACCGAAAACATTATTTCAAATATTCGATGGGAAGGCAGCGGAACTACCAATGGAACAGGCATCAAGTTAAGTGTAGGAGGAACTGCCTCAGACTTTGCATCTGGCCTTTTAATTGAAAACTGTTGGATTATGGGCTTTAACAAAGGATATGCCCCTGACAATTCATTTGACGTTAAATTTATGAATTGTGAAATTAGAAACAATCGATACGGTTTGTTTTTAGAGCCTATTGGCGGTGGCGCTGGAAGCTACATTGCAACGTATGAATTTTTTGGTTGTCGTTTTTATGGCAATTCTACGCGAGACATGAAACTTTTAGTTTCTGGTAATGCGGCTTGCAGAGGAATTAACTTTTTTGGCTGTACGTTTGACCCGACTGGGCATCCAACTAACCCAAGTATGCAAATTGAAAATGGTGCATTAATTAACTGGGATGGTTGTTATTTCGAGGCTGGTACTACTGGCGCTCCAAGACAAATTTTTGCAACTGGCAGCATTAACTTGAAGGTAAGTAACTCTATCTGGACAGGCACAGGCGGGGTTGACTTAGACAGTTCAGAGATGACACTCGATAATTGCTGGAGTTTTAGCGCCGCCGCATCTCCGGGTGACAATAAAGATCCTATCATTGCTGATGCAAACTCTAGGGTTTTTATTAAGGATAGCAGGATGCGCTCAAACGCATCTGATTTTGTAGGATGCCAGACGTATGTTATTGAGAATAGTGAAGTCAAAATACCTGTGGGCGGAACTAACGCTTATTACAAGTTTAGATCAGGCGGCAGTAATGCCACGTTTACAAATCAACAATACATGGATACCTCTGATGTAGAGATATTTTCAATCGATGATTCCGGTTTAAAGTTTGTCGGCACTGACGGGATTAGATTCAAGGATAATACGGCAGGGACGGACACAATTCTTTCTGATTATGAAGAAGGTGTTCATGTTCCTACTACAGCGCCAGAAACTAGCGGCACCCTAACATTTGGCAATCCGTCTTTGACTTACACGAAGATAGGGCGAATGGTTACAATAAACGGTATTTTAGGGAATGCTGTTCTTGGCACTCCAGTCGGAACATATTTTACGATGACACTGCCATATCCAATTAAAAGCGGCAGCATTGGGTACAGGGTTGGTGGAGCAGTAAGGTTTGTTCAAGGCACTACGGTTCCGTACCAAGGATCAGAGGCTGACACAACTATTACTATTTATATAGATGTAAGCACAATAAACACGGGAGATGATTTTTTTCTTTCGTTTTCGTATTTTGCATAATTAAGGGCAAATAAAATGTTAAAGACAGTTTCTTCAGTTGCAAATGCGTTAGGTGCGTTGAATTACAAGGGCACTTGGGACGCAGACACCAACACCCCAACCCTTGCGTCTGGAGTCGGCACACAGGGCGATTACTATGTTGTCAGCGTTGCCGGGACCACTGACCTAGATGGTATTACCAACTGGGGCGTAGGCGATTGGGCGGCGTTTAACGGGTCCGTATGGCAAAGAGTTGAGGGTGGTGCGGATGGTAACTTTGTAAATTTAACCGTCACTGGGACTTCTGAGCTAGATGGCAATGTTGCTATCGGTGCTGGCGTAACGCCAACCTATCCTTTGACAATAGAAAAAGATAGCGATAGTTGGATTTCCAGAATTTACAATAGCGGGTCTGATGCAGATGCTAATGCGCTATTAGTTCGGTCTGATGCAACCGCAGCGCACAATGCCGTTATTATTGCTGGTTATGCAGACGGCGGCTATAAGATGCTCTTGAAGTCTAGCGGTAACTTAGAGCTACTCGCTGGCAACCTAGTAATAGGCACATCAGGCAAAGGCATCGACTTCTCTGCTACCGCTGGCACTGGCACCTCTGAGCTGTTCGATGATTACGAGGAGGGTCTATGGACACCAACTGTAGACAGTGGAACGTGTGCCGCACAATATGGTTCTTATATCAAGATCGGTAAAATGGTTCATGCTACATTCAGCATAACAAACCTGAGTGACACAACTACA